TTAGCCATATTAACCTACTATTAAATAAATTATTATTGCCAATACAGGTACAGAATACATTGGGTTATTCTTAGCTTTAACCCAAATCCATTTAACTGCTTTTTTGCTTTTAAGCCAAATCCATTGGTTCATCTTTTTTCTTCCTTGTTTTTCTTTTAGGTTTTAAACTTACTACTTTGTCTTCTACCTTTTCTACTTTTACATCATCTTCATAAGGTTTGAAACCTCTAAAATTGTATAAATTTTTATTAGCTTGGTAGTCAGCTAACGATCTTTCAATGATCTTATTATTTCTTACTAATTTAATTGTGTTTTTTTTCTCTGATATAACTTTTACCATTTATTCTCCTGTTAGACTCGTGGGGTATTTCTACCCCACAAGAAGTTATCTATTACTGAATAGATGAGTCGAAGTGCATTTCAACACCATATGAATCGTGGATTTCTCCTACGCCATATACTGCTGTTGCAACAATTTCATCTGCTCTTAAAGAAGCATCTCTTTGAGTCTCTACTTTTAGACCTTGCATTTCTGCTAAAGCGATTGCGTCTCTGTGGAATGCACCACCTTTGTAGTCACCAGCTGTTCCCGTGTTAGACATATTTGCTGTCTCGAATACAGGCATACCAGCTAATCTACCTACAAAACCATTTCTTAAAGCTTCGTTAGCTAAGTCGTTTGCATTTGCGTTTGCAAAAGTATTAGTTAAGTTTGCTTTTAGGTCGTAAGCGATTTTAGGGTGTAAGACTACTGCACACTCATTAATTGGTAATGAGTTTGCTCTAAGAGTTGATAAAGCATTAAATACTGATGAAGCTGATACAGCTGTTGTTCCATCACCTAAAGTAGTTGAGAAACCATCAAATAATGCGATTAAGTCTTGGTCTTGTTTTTTTGCGATTGCTTCACCAAATAATCTACCAATATCTCCAGCAACATTTCTTGGTGCTGAATTTCTTGCTAAGTCTGTAAGTGTAGTCATTACACCAACTTCACTAGCTGTTATTGTAGCTGAACTTGGGTCTACTGCTGTGTTTGAAAGATCAGTTGCTTCAGCAACAGCACTAGCAGAAACTGCCGAGTAAATCGGAACTTCTACTGCTTTACCACCACCAGCAATCTGATAATTTCTTACAAGATTTCTCATAATGGATTGTTCTGTTGCAACGAACTGAGCTTCTGCCACTATCTCTGTATATAGTTCCGATAGCGTAGAACTTGTGCTTTCGTTTGCCATTGTTTGTTTCCTTTATATTTTAATTGTTTAAGTTAATCTTAATAGCACCTGAGTCACGTTTCTTCCTATATTCTGCATAGGCTTTACGATCTTCGGGTTTATTAAGGTCTAAGTCCTGAATGTTTAAGGGTTTTACAGTATTACCACCGATACTCGCTTTACTTCCTGAACCTTGAACTGTTGCATTACGGAAGTGTGGGTTCGTATCTAAAAACTCTTTAACTCTATCTTCTATTGTTAAAAGTTCTCCTTTTGCGTTATATCGAATATTTGAATTATTATCAAGTACCTCAATTCTGCCATCATCATTTAATTTTACTTCTTTTTCAATTAACTGAACGACTTGTTGAGGATTGATTGCATTATTCTTAGACGCAACAGATAGAATAGAATTATCAATTTTTTCTTTTTTGATCTCATTCTTATATCTTGAAATTTCGCTATCTTTTTCAGCTATTCTTTCTTTCATAAGCTTTTCTATTTCAGCTTTTGATTTAGCTTCTTCTAATTGCTTTTGTTTAAGAAGTTCTGTTTTTTGTTTTTCTTCTTCTTCCATCTTTCTTTCATACTTTTTACGTTCTGCCATTAATCTAGCTTGAACGATATTATCTAATTGTTCTTGTGTGAAAGATTTAGACTCTGTTTTTGGTTGTTCTTGTTTTACTTCTTCTTTAGCTTCAACGGGTGCTGAAGTTTCTTGTGTTTTGTCTTCTGACATTTTTTACTCCTATATTATTAGTTCACCGCTACTATCATACCAATCAGGATTGACGTAACTCCATTGATGACGACAATTATAACCACCTCGAACTACTAATGGGTTTCCAGCTTTTTTGCCTGACCAACTTCTTGATGCCCATAATTGATTCACTTCATCAATCGTAAAAAGACCATCTGATCTCTTTGATTTTATTACACCATTTACTAAATTTCTGCAAATCTCTCGTGTTGTGGGTATTACATCTCCATAATATTTTACAAAAGTTAAACCAGCATCATTAGCTTTATTGAAGTTTAAAGTAGCGTCAAAATCACGTAAAGAGTCGTTTAATATCTGACCAGCAAATCTTTTCATATTCTCACCAGCACGATCTCTAGCAAATTTAGATTGTAATGTTTGTATTGCTTTATCAACTCTTGATTGCATAGACTTTTTAAACTTATTTTCTTCTATAAATTCTATTAAACGATTCGCTTCTACATCATCTGAACTAGCATAAATACCATTTATTGTTTGTCTTAGTTCTTTTTCTAAGTCTGCAAAGTCTGAACCAACTAAAGTATTTTGATAAACCTTTTCTGATAATCTTCTTGTAAAGGTATTAGATACATCTTTAAATTGAGTGTAGTATTGTTGTTTTAAATTTTGTATTAATGCTAGATCACCTTTAGTTAATTCTTGAAACTCTACAGGAATATTACCAATTCTTTTAAAAGCTTTTTCTATTCTTTTAGCTTGTTTATTAAAACCCTCTCTAACAACTTGATCTGCAAAAGGTAAATATTCACGATCTAATATTTGTTTTATTTTAGGTCTGATAGCGACAGCAGATTGTAATTCTATTAGCTTACCATCTTGCGTAGGTAAATCTCTATTAGCTAAAGATACGACTTCTCGTTCTATTCTGTCTAATGTTGATGTAAGGGTTTTATAATATTTAGCTTCGGCAAGTTCTATCTGCTTGATACGATACTCTGTTGCTTCTTGTACTATATCTGCCATTCATCTAAATTTCTTCTTGCTCTACTTCTTGATCTTCTTGCTGTGGTTCGTCTTGTGTAAAAGAACCAACTTCAGTTTTAGTATCTATTTCTTCAAAAATTTGATTTAACTTTTCATCATTATCAACTACTGCTCTAGCTATTTCTTTATCTATCTCTTTCATAAGTGTAGCTGATTCTACACCTGATGATTTAGCTTGTTGGAAGAACATTAGATCACTAGCATAGTCTCTTATGTTAAATGAGTCAGGGTAGTTAATCTCTCCGTCAAACTCTACGTTTTGGAATTGTGCGTATAATCTAAATAATTGTTCTTCAGCTATTTCTAAGTTATCTGCTTTTTCAGATAGTCTAGCATTAAGTAATTCAAATTCTGTTTGTAAAGCTATACCTGAACTTACTTGTGTTTTAGTAGTTCTTACTGCCCCAATATGAGCAATCCTATTTATTGAATTTACTTTGTTTTCAATAGACTCCATAATTGAGTTTAAGTTAGAACCATTAGGTTGAAGTAAATAAGGTTTTAGATTTGGTTCCATTTCCTCAGGCATTTCAATAATAGCACCAGCACCAGCAGAAGCATTTACGCTGTTTGTTTTAACTAATGACGGGTGGTTTGATAATCTTATTAATTGTTCAATCTCTGAGTATTCGTTGTAAATAGCTTTTTGTAAATCTGCAATATCTGTTAGGTCTGATTGACCAATCCCTCGTTTGTGACTTTTGGAATTGTATAAAATAACTGCTGGTATTTTGCCAATCAGATTATCGGCAGTATCTATTACAACAGGTTCTTCTCTGTCAGGCATATAAACTGTATCAATCCTGTCAGGATACCAAACCCTCATATAAGTTCCGTTATCCTTATCTACTTCTTCTCTGATTTTTAAGTAGTCTAATTCATACTTTCCGTTGGGTTGTCTTTTAAAATTCCAATCTAAGCAATTCTCAGGAGTTACAATAGATACATATGGTCTAATATCTTGTTGTAGTTCTTCTGCTCTAGTGCTTGTTTGAATATTAGGTTTATCTAAGATCATTAAACAATGACCATAAATAGATGCGTAGTTTTGTGCTTGTTTAATTACTGAGTTAAAATTGTTACCCTCTAAATCAGCATCTTTTAAAAAATTATCTAAGCTTTGTTCTTCTGCTAAAGAACCAAAGTCTCTTGATGGTTTTACTCTAAATAAAAATGATGAATATATTTGTATTACGTTTCTGCAATGATTATCGCAAGGTGTGTTAGCTAATCTTTGATTAAACTCGTTATCTAATTCTAAATTATATCTATTTAAGTATTGGCCTAATGTATAATCGTATCCACCATTATAAGAACGAATATAGTATTCCCAATTATTAACTGTTTCTCTATAATCTTTATGAACTTCTAATGCTGAGTCTCTATTATATGCCATTACTTAATTGCCCATCTTGTCGGTTTAGAAAATTGAACATTACTTGTAAGGGGTTTAATATAATCAATTAAGTATCCTAAAGCATCATTCATATGGTCAAAACCTTGTTCTTTGTCAGGAATATTTGTGTTTTCCTTGTATATTTGTCTTTGTAATCCTTTTATCATTGTTTTACAAGATTTTGAAACAAAAATATATCGCTTACCTTTAGAATCCTTTAGCTTACTATTAACAGCATTGACCCTATCTCTAACTGACGGGTGTTTATGTTTTACCTTAACTTTAAAACCAGCGTTTTGCAGTATGGATAAATCAGTTCGTCCACCAGCAGAAGTTTTACGTTGTCTTGAAGCTGGGTCAGGATAAACGAATATTTGTGCTTTAGAACCATATCTATCTCGTATTTCTTGGCACATTTCATCAGTATTACTTGAATAAATTACTATCTCATCTACGACATAAACTTTATCTTTTTCTATCTGTGCTACACAAGCTGACATTGGGTCTACGTTAAAGTCCATACCTAAATGAAATGGTTTAGACCAATCTATTTTCTTATCTATTACAGAATCAACAGGGTGAAAATTATAATAAACAGCACCAGCATAATTCTCAAAAGTTCCCTCAAACTCTTGTCTAAATGTTCTAATATCTATGTCCTGTTTAGCTTGTTCTATTTCTTCTTTAGAAACCATACCACCTTGAATAGTAGTATATTGGAAACTAGACCATTGATCGTCTTGCTTACCTTTAAGATACATCTCATAAGACCAATTACCATAACCTTTAGGAGTTCCGCACATCATTACATCTCCTAGAGTATCTGCTACTGAAGCACGTAATACTTCAAACCAAGTTCTTTTATCTATATCTGCAAACTCATCAAGTATTAAAAAGTTTAATCCTGTACCCCGTAAGCTATCGTAATTTTCAGCACCTTTTAATGATATTGTGCTATTAGTTTTTCTGAGTCTGATTGTAAGAGTTGTCTCGTTTATATCCTCAATCCAATTAAACTGATTAAGCATTTCTTTTAAATTAGACCAGCATATCTCTTTAGCCATTTTAAAAGTTGGTGCTACATACCATATTTGCTGATTAGGTTTAGATGCGTATTTCATCATCTCAGTAATACATAGATAAGTCTTACCGAATCTTCTGCCTGATATTAATACTCTAAATCTTTTATCACACGAACTAACTTCGTATTGAGGTTTTGTTAGTTTGATTTTCATTTTAGCTAGATACTATTTCCTCGCATCTAAATTGTATCATAATTTTAGCTTGGTTCACATCATCTATACCTAATTCTCTAACAATACCCAACGCATTTATGTATCCAGCAGTTGAACAGTTAAAGAAATTTGTGTGTAAAGGATACATTTCCATTGGATTACTGCATTGCTGTATTACTGCCGAGCATATTTGCATAACCAATAAAAACTTCACTTGTCTCTCTTATAGTGAGATCGCTTAACTCTTATTCTCCATATCCAAGTAGAAATTTTAGACACCACGCTTTCTATTTTTCTTAATATAAAATCTATCATCTTTTTCATTTTAATATTATTTTTTTAATTGATTTACTTCCGTCTATATTTAATTCTATTTCTGCTTCACCTGTCCAGCATTGATACCTTACGTTTTTGCTATATTGTCTTTCAGCTTCACGCTTATGTCGTAGGCATTTTGCCATATTATCTTGAATACGGGCTTCTTTAATATCACCGCTTACAAACATTAATAATCCTACTACAGCTTCTATCATTGTGTTTTATTTCCGTTTCCGTTGTAATACATATCTCTATTTTTATCTTTTAGTTCTTCAATGTCCTCTAATACTTTGTCCATTTGTTTTCTTAAAAATTCTATATTAACTTTGTTTAGTGCCATAGATTCTATGTGTGCATTTAACTTATCGGTGGTGTTATAAAGATTTTCGATCATCATAAATTGCTCAGAATCTGCGGGCAATGAACCCATTTCTCCACGTGGCCATTTTATTCTAAACTCTGTATTCTTTTCTAAATCAGACTCCATAAGTTCTAATCTTGTAGAGTGTTGATTAAGTTTTTCTACAATACCAAAATAACCCCACACACCAACTGCAACGATAGCTATTAAACTAGCTACAGTTTTCATATTCATTTGCACCTTTTCTGCTTCGTCTATTTTAAGTGCCATAACCTTTAACTATCCATTTAAACCATTTAATAAAAAACTTTTTAATCTTCTTCATATCTTAAATCCTTTACGCCAACTTTGAACTGCCCAATAAGCTGGTGATAAACTTTTTTGACCTCGTACTTTAGCAAGTATGGGACGAAATCTAGCCATAAAGCTACGTTGCCTAGACGGAATATTCTTTTTAATACTCATTCCTTTTGCCCCAAATCGAACAATCTGTACTCGTCCTGTTCTATTATTCTTCACATAAACCCCAAACTTCTTAGAAGCTGATGGTGTTCGAAATGGTTTATTGAGTTTAACTGTTCTTCCTTTGTACTTAGCCATAGATGACTAATAACATAAAAGCTTTATGGATTAAATGTTTATTGTGGTTCTTTATCGCTACAGTAATACCCTATGACCTGTTTGCCTTTGTATTCGTGATAAACGTGGTTGGAGAATAGCTTACGTTTTTTCTGTTCGAGAACTCTAACGTTTGTATGAAACCAAGCAGAGCAAGATTGCTGTATCTCAAAAGACTCTTGTTTAATCTCTCCAAACGTAGTGAGATAAAGCAAAGTAATAATAATAGGGTTCATCTATTGAATTGTCTTAATCGCCAAGCGTGACAAATATAGTTTTCTTTAACTGCTGGTGCGTTCCATTTACCACAATAGCTACGTCTGTTGCTGTATAAATAACAGTTTCCACAAGCTGATTTAGTCTGAGTCTTTTGGAATGTTTGAGGTAGTCTGTAATCTATTATCTCTCCATTAGGATAGAAATTAGATCGTTTCTTAATTATCATTTTTTAGTTATTGGTCTTCCTGTTCTTTTGTAGTCTTTCCATTCACAATTATAGGTGTGGATTCCTGTTTCCGTAATAATTCTAATAATGTGACCTCTTTCGGTGGATTCGATATTGTACTTAATATAATTAGAAATATCTCCATAAGTATCTCCTTGTTCCATTTTTTTATAGTTTATTTTGGGTCGCCAAGAGTTATCGTCTTGCATTTGTGCTATCATATCTGCCCATTCTTCAACTTCTCTATGACTCATCTTTTATTTCACCTTTAAAGAACTTAGCTAGATAAGCACAATATTCAGCATCTTCATTTACGAATATTGGTTGTTTCGGTTTTCCGTCTGAGTCCTTTTTAAGTTTTTTTAATAGCTTATCAAACTCTTTAGCTTCTTTATCACTTGTTGTCATTTTCCTTGTCCTCTCCCTAGTGCTTTTCTCATTTGTTTTCTAGTTCTTCCTTGTCGTTTATGTTTATTCATTGTTTTAGTTATTGGTGTTCTTCCTTGACTTGTTCCTTTGTAAGTCTTTTCATAAACAACTGTCTGACCAAATATATTACCTTTTTTTTTAGCCATCTACCTTATCAGCTTCTATGATTAAAGGTAAAGGTTCAACAATATTTTGAGTCTCAACTTTGTCACGCATATTTAATTCGTTCTTTGAAAGCCACACCATCATATTTGGATTACCTTTTTTAAGTGCGTTCTCCCACATCTTCTTTCTTAAAGATGCTTTTCCTTTGTTTTTATTTACCTCTATAATTTCGGCATAATTTCTTTGTAGTGTTCTAGCAGAGATTCCCATTACAGAACCTATTTCTTCCTGAGTACAACCTATTGACGCTAAGTTTCCTAATATTTCTAAATCTATGTTTTTTCTAGGACGACCAGCACCTTGCCTTTTTTCTGACTTACTTGTCTTATTTATGTCGCTTTTCATTTGCCTAATTTATACCTCATTTCCCCAACAATCCCAACCCTTTACTCGTTGTCTTGCAAACAGTTCGATTCTAGGTAAGTCTCCACACAATTCTATAATCTTATTTCTAACACAATCAGGTTTTCTACTATGCTCTCTAACAGGTTCATAAATTATTTGATGAACACCCATTGAAACTCGTTTTGGTTTTCCCTTTGTAGCAATTAAACATAATTCACTATTACTACGAGTCCAATATCCCATACCCCAAAAGAAACTATTTGCTTTTTTATTCTTTTTAACCCAATTAAAACCAACTGTTTTATATTCAAAACCCCAACTTTTAATAGTTTCTAAACCATCAAGTAATTTAGGGAAAGTAACCCAAATAAACAAAATACAGTTATCATCTGCTAAATCTTGTACAGGTAAATTTTTTATATCCTCTTTTGACATCACTTCGTAAGGTGCTTTTCTTGTAACAGTTTCATCATTCCAATGTTTAAAATGCCAAGCTGGGTCTGCATAAATAATCTTATATTTCTTTTTAGGAAACGGAATCATATCTCATTATTCCAAGACAACAACATTAAAATTACAACTAGATAGATTATAGCAACATAACCTAAGGATAAAATCATATAGTTATTTTTTCCATTTTACTTACTATTGATCTTGGAAATACATTACGATCTGAGAATACAGCTTGTTCACTATCATAACTAGCAAAAGTCCAAACGTGCTTTTTATCTTTAGCAAATATATAAGCTTGTGAAATCATAATAGCTGGTTTTAGATTTTTTACTTCTGATGCTTCTGCGTGACCTGAGTCTCCGCACGGGTCTTTCCATATAATTTTATAGAAATAATATTTCTTACCACCAATAAGAACGTGCCTAAATTTTGCCTTTTTTCGTCTAACC